CCGCGGACACGGCCCACAGACGGTTGGTGTGGGTGGTGAGATAGAGCGGCTTGGCGGGGGCGGCGAGTGATACGAATGCGACCGCGTGGGACTGGTTTGCCGGTGAGATCGAAACCGTAGGAGCCGTGATGTAACCGCTGCCGGGGTCCGTGATAGTGATCGCAACTAGGTTGCCATCATTGGCCACAATGGCGGTGGCTGTTGCGGTTACACCGCTTGGCGGAGCCGATATGGTAATCGTGGGAATCGAGCTGTGACCTGAACCCTGCCTGATCACATCGATGCGGCTGACTTTGCCGGCTGTGATCGCGGAGTTGGTATTCGTGCTCGTGACATAACGCAGGGCGCTATAGCCGTCCGCGTAGAAGAGCTTGTCGTTGAGCTGTGCGAAGTAAACGAACCGGGAGGCGTCGTTGATCGTCGAGCTTGCGATCGAATTGTACGAGACTCCGGGTGAACCGTAGTAGAGATCCTTGGTACCGGTGTTCCGATTGAGAACGGCGATTACGAGGCGCTCGGAAGCCGCGGTATCGAAATAGAAGCCAGAGAAGACCTGCGAGTTGGTGGGTAGGTTACTGGCAAAGTTGGAAGTGGTGGACTCCCAGTTGGTGATGATGTCTTCCCAGTTGCGCGATTCGCTGTTGCCGGTCAGCGACAGGGTCCCGAGGCGTGTGACGAGGTTGCCGAAGTCGTCATAGTCCATGTTGATTGCCTCTTCCATGCTGGTGGCAGGAATGGCATCGGGACGAGTGGCGGAGATGACCCCGGTGGAGAAGCCAGTGCTTCCATCCAGAAGCATCTGGTCATCGAGCGCGTCTGAGGATTGGAAAGGCATTAGAGGATGTCCTGGAACGTGTAATCGTAGAGGCTATCCGGGATGATGCGGCTGATCTGCTGCTGTTGGCCACGCTCCATGTCTTTCATAATGGAGACCTGAGCAGCGCCCTCTTGGAACTTGGCCTGCGCCTTCCCGTACTGCCGGGAGTATTCGAGGAGATCGCCTTCTGTGTAGGCCATCAGTGCGTTCTCGACGCCGCGCAGCTCGAAGTTGGTATCGTTCGAGATGGTCTGGGCTTCGCCGAACTGGCGCATCTGGGACTGTTTCTTGCCCAGGATGAAGAGGGTGCCGTTGGTATTGGGTGTCGGGATGAGCTTGATGCGCGGGACACCGGCTTCACCGTAGGAGACTCCGAGGACGCGAGCCCAGTTGACGAAGTTGCCGGGTGTGGACTTGCGGCTATCGACGTTGTTCCAAGTGTTGGGATCGAGCTGGAAGAACGAGACCCATTCGGCGGCTGGCACTTCGATACCATCGGTATCACCGGAGACCGTGAAACGGGATGCGACCGGGAAGTCGAGGAACATGTTGTAACCGGTCCCGGAAGTGTACGTGGCGGTGACGTACTCGGAGATGGTGACGAGTTCTTGGCCGTCTGTGACGGGTGTTGAGACGACTCCGAGGGTATCGTTCCAGAGACACGAATCCCAGATCATCGAGTAGCGGCGGATGCAGAACTTCTTGGCCAACGTGAGGGTGGCCGAGTCCGTGAACGATAGCTTGTCGCAGGCCGCTTGGGCTACTTCGGAGGGTTTCATGCGAAGAACTCTTGGAGCGTCATGGCGGAGATCGTTGTGAAGCTGGATCCACCGTTTATCGCGTAGTTGAGGTACAGGTTCGTGACCGACAACGGAGAGAAGATGTGAACCTTGTACGTTGTTGAAGTGGACGATGACGGAGAATCGAGGAACTCGATCTTCGTGTTGTTGATCGCATTGACCTCACCGTCTTCGTAGCTTCCTGAAGCAATACCTTTCTGGCCTGTGCCAATCGAAGTGCCGATCTCGGTTCCGTTTCTGGTTACACGGAACAATACGAATTGAGAGGCGTTAACCAGTGTTGAGTAATTCAGGACGATGCTGACCAGAATCTTGGACGAAGTGGACCGAGGAGTGATCGACCTTGTTACAGAGGTGATCTCAGTTCCAGGACCAGTGAGTGATCCAGTGTAGTTGTATCGATCATCGGCAACCTGTTGAACGCACTGAGGAGCGTTGGATGCGTTGATGCCAAGTGAATTGGCTGTCACCACTTTTACCTTACTTGAGTCGCTTGCATCGGAGATGAGCACCTTGTCGTTGGCCAGATCAACGGTGACCGTCGAAATGTTCGGAGCGGTGATGTTGTCCGAGTTGAGCGTCAGCGTGTCAGTGCCGGCATTGCCCAGTGTGGTGTTGCCATTGGCCGCGAGGTCTCCGGTGAGCGTGGTATTACCGGTGACACCGAGCGTGGTTCCCACGGTAGCAGCCCCCGTCACCGCAAGACTTGCCAGGGTGGACAATCCGGTTACACCGAGCGTGGTACCAATCGTGGCCGCATTGGTAACACCGAGGCTATCGAGCGTAGAGGCACCGGTAACCGCGAGGCTCGCGAGCGTGGAAAGTCCGGTAACGCCCAGCGTGGTTCCGATGGTAGCAGCGCCGGTGACACCAAGGCTGGCCAACGTGGAGAGTCCGGTGACATTGAGTGTGCTTCCCATTCCGACCGCGCCGGTGAGCGTGGAGATGCCGGTGACTGACAGGGTGCCGGGAATCGTGAGGCCACCGGTGATACCGAGGGTTCCTCCGATGGTGGCATTGCCGCTGGTGATGAGCGAGCTCAGGGAGGTGGCACCGGTGACGTTGAGGGTGCCGGCCACAGCGGTGTTTCCGCTGGCGGAAGCGACCGTGAAGCGGCTGGTTGCGACGCTGAAGTCTCCGGTGGAGTTGAGCGCGGTGGTGGAGACTTGGAGTGCGGAATCGTTTCCGCTGCCGTCGCTGAGTGTTCTGAGAACACCTGTCAGCGTGGCGTTATCGGCTGTCTTCAGCAGGCCAGTGTAGGTGCTGGCGACGGTACTGCCTGTGAGTGGTGTTCCCATACTATTCTCTTGGAGGTAGTGCGTACCAACCCTCGTGGATTGTCACGCGGTTTCGGCTTTTGACGGTGTTACCGCTGGCATCTTTGGCCCACACATGGGCTTTGACGTTTTCAGCCAGTCTGACGGGTTGTCCTGGCGGGACCATCACCACTCTTGTTGGGGCGCAGCCCAGCGGCATCAGCGCGAGCAAGGAGATCGTCGCGTAGGCGATTGTCTTTCTGTCCATCTTCAAGGGTTTGGTCTTTCTGATCTATGATCTTGTTGAGCGTGGCGTTGGCCACTCCTTGGGCTATGCTGAGGATTGGGTCCATAATGGAAAAGCCAGCGAGGTGTGAATCCCGCTGGCGATGCATTGCCGTTCTGGCGGGATGTTACTCGGCCTTCTTCTCGGCCTTCTTGTTCTTGAAAACGGACCATCCGATGCCGGCCAAAGTGATGACCGCACCGGCGATCTCATTGACTTGATCGAAGGAGACCATGCCCTTTGCGACGAGGAAGCCGCCGGCGGCGCTGAGACCGTGGCGGATGAGTGAGGCGACGTTGGGGTTCATTTCTTTTTGATGGCTTTGTAGAGGGCCGTGATGGCGGCAATTAGGGCGGCGAGGGCGGTTAGGAACCTAGTCCACTCGGTGAGTTCAGGGATGTAGGATGCGACCATTGCCACGGTCGCTGTTCCCAGCAACCCAACGATACCTCCGAATCCACCGCCATGATTGCTCGCGTCCATGGGTTACTCAGGCTTGTGCTGCTGCTGTGCGTTCACTTGGGCTTCAATGCTTTCGTACAAAGGAAGTCCAACCTTCATATTCATAACGTCTCCAGCCTTCATCCCGATCACGAGAAGCTGGGTGAGCTGTTGCAACTGTTGCAGTGTGAGTTCGATCTTAATCATGCGGCAGGAGCTTCGACAACGGGAGCTTCAGGCGCAACAACAACCGGCTCGGGAACCGGCGGCACCCACGGCAGCGGCGGAGCGATGACCGGAGGGTTGATCTGGTCAGCGATCTGTAGCGTCACGTTCGCTTCGATGGCCTTCTGATCGACGCCGTTGCTGTAGCACCAGCCGAGGACTTGATCCTGCGTCAGATCCTCGTAAGGCGTGAAATTCTCGGTCGGAGGAGCGAACGACGCGCTGCCGTAACAGGTGCCGCTGTACTGATCCTGCGTGCCGTTGCAACGCCAGTCGGCGGTAATCACAACGTCCGTGAGAGTGCCTTCGGTCGGTTTAACGAGAAGGCGTTCGATGATCCAGTTGATGGTAATCATGGTATTGGTTAGGCGTTAGCGATGGTGGTGACAGTGCCAGAGCTTCCACGGTACTTCAGCGCACCGGCTTCGACGTAGAGTTGGCCCATGCCAGCGGGTGAAGTGGTGGGAGCGGTAGCGTTTGCAAGACCGATGACCTTAGCGGCAGAGGTTCCGAATGTGCTAACCCCCACGCCGACGTTGCCGCCGGATGTAATCCGCATGGTTTCATCACCACTCGCCGTGACACCTTTGTAGTTGTAAAAAACTAAATCGGTATCGTTGGTTGCAGCAGGTGTTACCGCTTCAATTCTTGCGCCAAAGTACCCGGCCAACAAAAAGTTGGTATTAGTTCTAAAATTAAACGATGCAGCATTTCCAATAGCAGCAGCGGCACTATTTGTTACTGTTGCAGTGCCGCCAAGCGAACCGGAAGTGCTTGTGACAACTTCAAGTTTTGTACCAATCGCAGTACCACCAATCCCCAGCCCCGTGGAGTTCAGGGTCATGGCGGTGCCAGCGACTCCGCCGACGTTGGACCATGTGGCTACGCCGTCAGAAGCGATTCTGTACCGCTCAGACAGCGTGACGCTTGCAGACGGGGTTGTATAAAACGCCAAATGCGCAGGTGCGCTTGAAGCTGACCATGCAGCATCGGAATACGATTGAATTGACGCACCTTGAACATAAGTTGTTCCGGTGCTGTATGCGGAGAAATGGAGTCGGCTTAACTGTGTACCGACACTCGGCGGAACAGTCTGTCGCGTTCCGTTAAAACCACAAAACGAACCTCCCGTGGTTACAGTGATATCACCGTTAAGTACCTGCAAAGAACTGACAGGTGTCGCCGTTCCAATACCAACGCCATTGGAATCCACCTTCAGTTTATTCGTCCGCACCGTCAGATCGCCGGTGATGGTGGCGGAGGCGAGGGTGGCGGTGCCGCCTGCCCCGAGGATCTGGTTGCTGGTGATCTTCTTCGTGGTGCCCGATGCAGCCATCGTCGTGTCACTGACATCGACAATGGGAAGGACATCCACCGCGGGATCGACGGTCGTGATCGCCGTCAGTGCTGTGATCTTTGTATCTGCCATAAACTGTTAGTTAGCTTGAATGATGAGTTTGCCACTGTCCTCTTGCAGCAGGAACGACGCGTCCTCCAACAAGACGGAATCGAAAGTCCCAAACGTGATGACGATCTTGTCACCATCCTCCAGCAGAACGAAGAAGTCGTCCTCCTGAAGCAAATCCCGGCGCAGGATAGGCAGATCGCCAGGGGTAACATTACCCCCGCCGTTCGATACCAGTCGTGTGCCGAGAGCGAGTGTCACGATTGAATCACGCCATTGAATGCGATCACCTGACCGCTGGAAAT